CCGCGAGTTTGGAGGCGAGGATTGCACCACGCGACAATGGATGTGGCTTCACCGTTCTAGCTAAGACAGACTCAGCAGAAACGGTCATTTCCCAATTGGTGACAAATTCAATACCTATAAGAGGTGTTGAGGCGCCGCCGTTTGAACAAATGGAAACGCCAGTCCACTTGTGGAGGGCGTTCCCAGGAGCCCGGTACTCATAGGGCATTGGGTCACTTGGACGACAAATCCAAGCTCCCTTCGAACGCCTGTCAGAGCACTTTGATTTGGACCCCTGACCTGAGGTGACGACTGATAGGTTACCACCAGCAGCGTTTGCATACGCTTGGTAGTTGGACCATTCGGTCACAAGATTTTGTCCTCCTGCAGCAGTCATGGGCGAGACATCCCACCAGTGCATGCCTGCTGAGACAAGTCTAGCCTTGGAAACATTGGAGGATCCAAGGATGCTGAGGAGGGTCGGATCTCCAGTGTCCATGGCACCGACGGTCCATTGATTTGCAGTGATGGTGGACTGAGTGTAATACAACCCAGGGGCCAAAAGAGCATAATCAGGAAAGAAGGTAACCACGGCTTGACCGGCGGCATTGCTGCTGACGGTAAGCACGACTCTGGATTGGAAGGTGACGGTTGCGACCTGACCGACCGCATCCGTCCACCTGGCTCCATTGGCTGCCTCACAGAATGGGTCTGTTAAACCACACACGGTAGAGGCAATTTGGAGAGCAGCATCATTAGATGATGCCTGTCGGCTGGGCGCTGAGCGCCCGGCTTGTGCGGCCTTTGGCTTCGGCTGCACTTGAGCTGTTGAGCGACGAACTTTACGTTTTGTTGTCATCCCACACGGAGTGTAGCTCTGGTGTGTAAGATTGGTTCCACTCCCACCTTGGAACGTCCAATTCACCGACTACTATCTCCGTGGTGTCCATTCGGAACACCCAGCGGCTCAAGAAGCCCTCTAGGGCGAGTTGCTCACCCCATGTCATGCCGTATGCAAGAAAGAAAGACTGCCTAGCCTCGTCTGTAATGGGTACTGGTTGCACACGGGCCAATTGGCGCATGTTCATCGCAGATAGTTCCCGTTTTAGACGGTGGAAGTATGAGTCAAGGTCAGCAAGAGCAAAGCTCTTGGTGGTGGCGGCGTTACGCATGAGGGCAAGCGCAAATTCTTGCAACACTGGTACGCCAAGATTCAAAATCAACTCGGCCATCCCTATTGTGTTCACAAGCTTTCGTCGTGCTCCTTCCTGCACAAAGTATTTGGTGCCTCCTAAGGCGGCAGACATGACCTTGTGGGGACTACGTATGAAACGCACCTTCTCCGCTGTGACCTGGATAGGCTTGCATTGACACCATTCCACTCCTTCTAACTCGTACGCCACGTTTTCTACCTTAAGCTCCATACCGTAGGAGAGAAATTCATCCATGATATGTGTCTCAACCCAAAGTTGGTCTTGACGCTCTATGAGTAGTAGACAGTCATCCCCATCATCGAGGATATCGTACTTTTTACCATACATAAAGCAGCTCACCATCAACACCATGAGTAGACAGTTGCCTAGGGCCGTATTCATGTCACCACTCATACGGCGTCCTCTGCACTTGTATTTGATGCCTAAACTGGAGACACCCTTATTATCCAACTGCCACGATAGTAACATACGAAATTCATCGTTGTCATTCATAGCAAGGTATATCGAGTGCTCTATTTCCAGCAGTTCTCTACTCACGTGTTGATCAAAACGCGACGCATCTAACGACAAAACACACACATCAGTGAACTCACGCATTTTCATGCGGAGTAGTTCAGCGCGCTCGTCACTGCTCAACCCTTTTCCTATCACCCGAGTAGCAGGGAGGACAGTTCCGTCGCCATGAAGTCTGTATAAATACTCCTCCATGGGTTTAAGGTACTTACCTACGGCCACGCAATACTTGGGGTGACGAAATTGTATCGCCCTCGGATCGGGGTTCACTTTTGTGCTGTTCAACTTCTCAAACTTAACGAACATCTTAACTTTGGCCTCAATCCTATCGAGTCCATAGTTAAGTAAATCGTCCGCGGCTCGGATGTAACGCTCACGCTTGGCACCATGGTAGTGGTTGGGCATGTCGTAAAGATCCGCCTCGGGGACGTTCGGCAAATACCTAATTATTCGCCGAGCCTGAGTTCGTAGTTTGCTGAGCCCGTCGTTAGTGGGCTCAGGTACATGCGCTAATACCCGATTTCGAAGTGCTGCAATTTGGTTATGCACGCAGTCGTAATGGGCAAAGGGCGTGTACGCTCCTGTTGTTTCCACCCTCGCTATTCGCACCCACCTCTTGTTGTGTCGGTCTGGAGTCTCGGTTGGGATATATGTGATTTTGCAGCCCTTACCAAGAGGTTTAAGAGGTACAGTTCCCAC